TATCTGTTTTTTTGTTATAACTTTCCGCCGCCATTTTATTATACCTATATAATAAAATGGCTGATAGTTATATTTATTCTCAAGATATTATCAATATATTTATAAAAGATAAAATATGTCAAGGTGATGCGTTATTATACAAGTATTATCAAGAAGTTAATATTTCAAAGTTTAGAAGTAGAATATCAAAGTTTAAAACAGCTGAAGATGATATATATGTAGCTATTCAGACATATATAACAGATGCAACAAGAGATGTTATATTTCAAGTTATAAGAAATCTTGTAGAATATCTCAAACCATATGGAGATCTTATATTATCTGGTGGAGAAGCATTCAACACATATCTTACTCCCGAACATCGTGTAATAACAACTGATATTGATACTAAATTTACACCAGTTGTAAGATTATCTAATAATAAACTTATTACTTCATCAAGTCCATATATGTTTGGATTTATACAGTGTACAAAGTTGGCACTATGGGATCGTCTTGGTAAGATTGTTACTCAACTCAATGATACTATATGTTCCAGAATTCAAAAGTTTGTTATTGATAGTAGTCCACTTGGAAAACTATTTGGAATTTCTTTTCCGAATAAAGGTCATCAAGTTCTAAGACGAAGATATACTTTGATTAAAAAAAGTAAAGAATCTAGTGTTCTTATTGACATTGAAGTGTTTGCAATTGATTTACAACTAAAATATTATGATCCAGCTTTTAAAAAAATTACACTACACAATATAGGTGGTCTACTTGATATTGCATTCATGAGACCAAAAGAGTTTGGATTTGAAGCTACATATACAAGAAATAGAGGAGTAAGTATACGAAATCCTATTACAAAAAAGATTACACATGATAACAAGATACTTGTTGCAAGTAAAAAGTTTTTAATAAATGATTTATATGCTTTACAAAAATATAAATTAAGACCTGGAAAAAAGAAGAAGGATCAACAGAGAATGTACATCTTTTGTAGATATATTTTAAATATTAAAAATATAAAACAATCTGATTCACTTGAATCTATTTATAAAAAAAGTATTGGAAAAGTTAAAAGTTCATCTAAATCATTATTAAATAGACCAATACTGACAAAACGTATCATGTCAACTGCACTTAGAACTGACCCTTATAAATATAAAAGTGTAACAACTAGACCATGTAAAGATAAAATTGTAAAACAATTATTTTATGGAATAAAAGGAACATCCGGTCTTAATATCCCAAAGTATTCACCTACATATAGTAACTATAGATTTCTAGCTAATAAAGGTGAATGGATCAAGAATAATAGTCCACTTTACATTCATAATGAATCAAATTATAGACCAGATACAATTATAAATTCTAAACTAGTTCCACCACTTGAAGATATACTTTATGGATATAATCCATCCCGAAATAACTGGATGTCGAAAATACTTGTACAAAAGGCTGCAATGATCCCACTTGTCGGGTTAAAGATTAAAGTTTTATAATAATTAATAAATGTTTACAACTCCTAAAAAAACACAGGACGGTCGTTATTATGTTAAACCACTTGATAAAAAAGTTGTTCAGTTGAACAGTGTTACAGTTGTTTCACTTTCGCAGGACAGTATGACACTGTCACTTGAACAAGTTTCTCAAGATACTGTCAGTGACGTCGATAACACAGTACTCACAGAAGCAAATACAAACTGCGAATCTTGGTTTTCGCGTGTAGTTGGATCCAAGACTCTCGAGGCTGCTTATTCAAAGAGTTTTTCTGATGGAGGTATTATGAATGTTACCAAACCTGTTTATCATAAAGTATATAGAAATCGTGAACTAGTAGAAGAGAGTCATGTGACAGAAGGTATGTCATGTGATGTTGTTCTTGAGCTAACTGGTATTTCATTTACTAAAAAGACATTTAGTCCAGTATGGAAAATTATTCAGACTCGACTCAAGCTTGTTGTTGTACCTAGAAAAAAATATCACGAAGAGTATTTATTCCAGGATGAGGATGAACAAGTAGCAGTGGAAGAAGTTTCTGATGATGATTTGTTTGCTTGACAAAAAAAAAGTATCGTATTATATAAATGATGCTTAAGAAACTCAGCGTAAAATCTATTATTGTATTTGTACTAGTAGGCCTTGTTTTGTGGTATCTTTATCAGTCGGACATGAAACCTAAACAATCCATGTATCAGGGTAAAACAGATACAGCTGCAAAACCGGCAACAGTTTCTCAATCCATGTCAGGGGTCGACATGGATGATCTTGGAAATTATGCACCAGCCGACTTGTCTGGTTCAATCAACTTGGACATTGGATGTTCTATGAATGCTGGAACTGGTCTTGCTTCTTCTTTGATGCCTCGCGAGGTTGCTTCTCAGGAGGACTATGCTCAGTTTGCACCAAATGATCTTCTCAAGGGTCAAAACTTTTTGGATCCTCGTTCCCAGGTTGGGTGGCCTGAGACAATTGGAGGAACTATTCGAAACGGAAATCACGATCTTCGTGCAGATCCACCAAATCCAAAAGATCAGTACACGTGGAATAACTCTACAATTGTACCAGATTTGATGCAACGCAACTTGTTTTGTAATTAAAGTTTTGATACAACTTCTTGGTAAATGGCTGAATCAGTATCTGATCAGTTTCGTACCGCTATTAAGGACTGGGTAGATATTAAAAAGGAATTGGCAAGTGCCAGAAAAGATATGAAAATTATAAACACCAGGGAGAAACAACTCAAAGAATATATTAAAACTTATATGAAACATCAAACAATTGACAAGATTAATTTGAAAGGGGGTAAAGTAACATTCAAAGTTGCTCAAAAATCTGGATCGTTTACAAAAGCCGCCGTCCAAAATGGTATTAATATATATTTTCAAGGCGACGAAGTCAGGGCAGAAGCTGTCATGACTTGTATATTAGATAATATACAAAAGACTACTACTGAAAGTATTAGTTTAACAGGCTTAAAAAAACAAGTTTCAGATTAATTAAAATTTGAAATGGTTTGGCAACAGTACGTGGATGAAGCCAATGAACCAGTCAATGAAATTTATAATGGATGCGACGCGTGTGATTTTTTCGATGGTGACCAAGAAGAAGAGCTTCCACCGACTCGACTACATATTGAAGATTGGATTTCCTGGTATTCAGGTGATCTTATGAATATGTGGATGTCTCTAAGACAGTATTGCAGCGACGCATCTATAAGCAATTTTGTATTACACGATGCATCATTTAACGCATTTTGTGAATTTTGTTATAGACATTCTGATGGAATACGAAATTCTTACCCCTCTTAAATAAAAACTTTCTTTATATAAATGATTGAAAAAATTATCATCCCGTGTATCCTATTTCAAGTTCTTAGTCCCGGTGTGTTTACAGACATGAAAACATCAGTACTGGACGTACTAGTCAATGCGCTCATTTTTGTTGCAGTATACTGGGCAATTTCTCGCGTTCTTGGAATAACTATGACCAAAGCAGACCTGATAGTTCCGGCAGTTCTCTTTATTTTACTCAGTCCCGGACTTTTATTAACATTACCACCGGGTTCAAATGGCGTATTTAGATCTGGACAAACAAGTATTTCAGCGGTTATCACACACGCCCTTGTTTTTGCCCTTATTTTTGCATTTTTACGAAAACAATTTCCCAAAGTGTATTAAAAATTGTAAAATCTGTTCTTTAAATGTACCTTGTAATAGGTCCAGGAGGTATTGGACTTTATTCTTTTTTAGGAAGTTTATCAGTCATAGGACTTGATAAAATAGATGAAGTAGCGGGTTCATCCGCCGGTGCATTACTTGGTCTCTTGATCTGTACTGGAAAAACAGTTGAAGAAATTATAGACTTTTGTTTTAATGTGAATCTTAAAGAACTATCAAGTATAAATATAGCATCTTTTATCATAAAATACGGATTTATAGCATATGGACCTATTAAAAAAGTTTTAAAAACTTTTTGTGGAGGAGATCCAACTTTTAAACAACTCTCTAAAAAATTACATGTAACATCATTCTGTATTAATAAATCAGAAACCGAATACTTTTCAGTTGATAATGTTCCAGATATGTCAGTTATTGATGCCGTGTGTATGAGTATAGCAGTTCCATTTTTATTTGAATCAATCAAATACAATTCCTTTACATATATAGATGGTGCAATGCATGAATCTATACCACTGTTGGCATTTCTAAATAAAGATCCAAAAGATATTTTAATATTAAAACTTGAAAAAAATAGAATACATGTACCAGAAATAAAAACTATGAAAAGTTTTATCAATAGTGTTGTACAAATATTTGTATTAAATACAATACAGTATCAAACACAAGCAAAAACAATTTTAATAAATTTAAAAGACGTTAATATTTTTGATTTTACATTAGATTACGATAAAAAACTAAAGTTATATATGTTGGGATATCAAGCTGCAACCTTTTCTCGAAGCCATTTAGGAGCATCCATATAACTACAATTATCAAGTATAGGACCATCACATTTGTATGCATACGATATAACTGTAAACAAGTCTATCGTATCTTGTACTGCCGAATGAGTCTGCCGATATGTAATATCATTTTTAACAAATTGTACTAAATTTTCAAGTTTGTTAATTCCTTTTTTTATAAGTCTACTAAGAAGTATAGGACCACCTTTATCAACCAACCATTTTTTATACTCGTCGTACATCTTAGGACAACGATTACAAAAAAGACTTAGTGTACATACATGTTTAATATTTTTCCAGTTTGGATCATACATTCCATTATTTGTAAATGTAGCTATATTTTTTTTAATAATACGACGACATCCTACATAACTTTGTGTATCGGCTAAACTTTGTAGATCACCCACTAAATGATGACTAAGAAGAAAACCACCGTGAAAAACAATAAACTTGTTCATGGCTTTTATCGCATCATATAATCTCATGCGACGAATATTTATACCATGTTTATTACATGCTTCTGTATCACATACATGTTTTTTATTAATATGTTCAGTACTGTTCGTAGCTTCTAAAAATTCTTTTATAAATTTATTATTCAGTACATCAGTAATCTTAATAACTAAACTTTTTTCAGTGTACATTATAAACTGACTCATTTTTCCGGTATTTAATGTGACTGGGATCAATGATATTGTATGAATAATAGACTTATTACTTTTTGGCATGTAAATAGACTCAAAGTCGGCAACAACTGCGTTTGTTTTGCCCATTGTATTTTTCTTCTTACAGAAGTATAGTTTTATTTTTTTATATACCTATATTAAATATGGATCCATGTCTACCAGGTGTAAGTTTATCAGACGCTCGTGCATTTGCACGTTTAAAATTAGGTGTTCCACCTCAGTATGCAAATAAAATGGCAATTTCTCAAATATGTCAAGCATCAAATATATGCCACAAAACAAACATCTTACCTCCAATGGAGCATAGATTATTTAAAAGTAAAATGTATTTGATAGATCCTAAATCTCCTATATCTATAAAAGACTATATATTACTACTAGGAAATGGAAATATTCAAGATATTAAAAAAATTGCACAATCCGTAAAACTTGTAACAGAAGGAGTTTCAAAAAAAGAACTAGCTGCGGAAATTATAAAAGTTTTAATCTCATTAAACATTTCAGAGCCAATTGAAGTTCCTATGAAAGTTGGATCTAAATTCAAAAATAACCCAGAAGGAACTATACCAGAAGAATTTTTGACTCCTCCATCATCATTACCAGGTGAAGAAGAAGAGTTCAAAACACCAACAGGTGAAGAACCACCAGCAGGTGAAGAACCACCAACAGGTGAAGAAGAAGAGTTCAAAACGCCATATTCAAATACATCATCATCATTTAAAACGCCATTAAAACTGAGTACTCATCCAAGTCGAGTTCATTTAAATTCATCATATTCAAAAAATAACAGCTACATGAATTTATTACGTAGACAGCAGCAACAAAAAGAACCAAGTAGTTTTTTGAATAGTTTACGTAGACAGCAATCACATTCAAAAAATAATAGCTACTACATGAATTTATTACGTAGACAGCAACAACAAAAAGAACCAAGTAGTAGTAGTTTTTTGAATAATTTATTACGTAGACAACAACAAAAAGAACCAAGTAGTAGTAGTTTTTTGAATAATTTATTACGTAGACAACAACAAAAAGAACCAAGTAGTAGTAGTTTTTTGAATAATTTATTACGTAGACAGAAACAAAAACTTAATTTAAAAGCGCGTATAAAAGCACCTTTAAACCCAATTAATAATAATAAAAATAAACGTAATGAAGCTGCACAAGGCGCAGCTGTTATTGCTGGTCAATTAGGAAATATTCAAAAACAAATAGGACCAGAAAGAAAAAATGCTGGAATAGGACCAGAAATAGCTATAGCACGTGTTAACAATGTAAATAGTACTATTGCAAAAACTATAGGTGTTGGTACAAATAATAATCGTGCGAAAATAATACAAAATCGTCTTAAAAATATTCAAGAACAGATCGGTGGTCCAAAAAAATAAATCTATGTATATAAATGGTTCTGTCTAATGGAAGAAATCAATATTATAATAATAAAGCCGATTCTCTTTTAGAAAAATTAGAGAAGTGTAAGACTATATTTAGTTCTGTAAGTTCAACAAACTCATTAGATACTTCTAATAAAAAATATACAGAAGGAAATGCGTTAATTGATGAAATTGTATCAGAAATTCTTGATACAAGATCTAAATTTGCTAATAATATTAAAAATAGTAATCTTCCAAATGAAAATAAATTAAAACCATCTATTCGACACATGGCTGAAGTTATACGTAAACTTTTAACAATTAAATCTGAAATAAAAGAAACAGTACAACTTGTAAATAAACTAAATGAAAAAGTTGATACAGCGAATAACATGTCTGAAATAGTCACATTAGCAATGGCTAAGAATGAAGCTAATAAAAAACGTGCAGCTAATGAAGCTGAAGCTGCTGAAAGACAGCGTAAAGTTGTAGCTGAAGCTAATAAAGCTGCTGAAATACAGCGCGAAGCAAATGAGGCTGAAGCTGATGCCATAAGACTCCGGCGTATTGAAGAGATAAAAGCTGCAGAAATCAAACACAGAGAAGAAGCCGAAATGAAAAGGCGTGAATTTGAAGAAGCCGAAATGAAAAAGCGTGAATATAATCAAACTGAAGCTTCTAGGAAACAACATGAAGAAGAAGCTTCTAGGAAACAACATGAAGCAGAAGAAGCTTCTAGGAAACAGCAAGAAGCAGAAGAAGTTTCTAAGAAACAGCTCGAAATTGAAGCTAATAAAAGAAGAAAAGAAACTGAAAAACGTAGAGAAGAAAAAACTGCCAGACTTAAAAAATTTACCGAAGATCAAGAAGCAGCTAAAGAACGAGAAGCAGCTGCAAAAGCAAAGATAGAGCAGTTGAGAATTCAAGATGAACACTTGCGTGAATTAAATAAAGTTGCCAGTGAAAATAGTGAAAAAGCAGTTACTGAATATAAACAAATGCATCAGAATAATAAAAAACATGCAAACCGTATACATAATAAAATAGAAAAATTACGCGAAGAAATAGGATCTCCACCGCCTATTAAACTAGACAATAAGGGTCAAAAGCACCTTCCTCCCCCACCTCCTCCTCCACCACCTATTAAACTAGACAATAAGGGTCGTCTTAATATGGGACGAATGCGTCCCCCACCTATTAATATGGGACGAAAGCACATTCCTTCTCCACCACCTATTAAACTAGACAATAAGGGTCGTCTTAATATGGGACGAATGCGTCCCCCACCTATTAATATGGAACGAAAGCACCTTTCTCCACCTGTAAAAACTTCACGCAATGCATTACTTAATGCCATAGAAAGTAAGCCCCACTTAAAAACTAGCAGTCAGCAAAAACCTCTATCACCGCGTGTAATAAAAACTAATGCACGTAATGCAATATTTAAGGCCATAACAAGTGGAGTAACATTAAAAAATAGTAAATTAAGAGATGTTAAATCAAATAATAAACCAAAAACACCGCCGCCAAAAACACCCCTGGAATTAATGCAACAAACGGTTGGAGGAATAAGAAAAACTGTAGAACCTAATAGTAATAATGAAAATAATTAGAATTAAAAAATAGTAAAACAAGGACCTAATAAATCAAAACAACCGCCAACATTACAGCAAGTAATACAACAAATAACTGGAATACACACACTATCAAATAATAATAATAAATCAAATAATAATAATTAGTAATATAAATGGGGTGTGGATGTTCTTTAGTTCCAGTAAAAATAAAAAAATATTATACAACAACTGTCAAGAAGAAGAAGAAGACAAATAAAAAAAAAGTTAAGAAAACAACATTAAAGTCTAAGTAATATAATAACTAAATGGATTGTTCAATTTGTTGTGAAAAATTAAACTTGTCAACGCGTGCAAAAGTTTCTTGTAATTATTGTGATTTAGAATGTTGTAGAAAGTGTGTACAGAAATATCTTACAGAAATTACAACTGATCCACACTGTATGAAGTGTAAGAATATATGGAACCGCGAATTCATAGATTCTACATGTACAAAACATTTTAGAAATGAGAATTTAAAAATACATCGTGAAAATATATTATTCGAGCGTGAAAAAAGTTTTTTACCAGATGCTCAGATTATTTTAGCGCATAGGAAAGAATGTAATCGTTTAGTTTCTGAAAATAATGAAAAAATAAAAGAACTTCGAATCGAATTATTTAGATTAGAAAATGAAAATGATAATATAAGGAATAAAAGTCGAGATATTCCACACGAAAAAAGAAAATTTATAAGAAAATGTCCAGTTGCAGATTGTCGAGGTTTTTTATCTTCACAGTGGAAGTGTGAAGTTTGTGAAAATAAAATTTGTCATGAATGTAATGAAGTAAAAATAGATGATATTGATCATATATGTGATCCAGCCAACGTTGAAACAATGAAACTTTTAAAAAAAGATACTAAACCATGTCCAAATTGTGGAACTATGATTTTTAAAATATCTGGATGTGCTCAAATGTGGTGTCCAGATTGTCATACGGCGTTCAATTGGAATACACTACAGATTGAAAAGGGGGTTATTCATAATCCTCACTTTTTTGACTTTCAGCGTCTTGGTGGAGCTGTACGCAGAAACCCCGGCGATATTCTGTGTGGGGGCATTCCTCACGTGAATGAGTTGTACACTGCATGTAAAATGAAGATGGATCATCGTCGTCATTACCAAACAATACCACTTGAATATAAAATTATTTTTGATTTTTGTAATATGATTCAACATGTTGAACACGTTGAAATAAATAATATAGTTCCAATTGAAAATAATTTAGAATTACGTATAAAGTATCTTGTAAATGAAATGTCAGAAAAAGAATTCAAGTTTATTCTTCAGAAGAATGAAAAGTCTCTTGAAAAACAAAGGGATATTAATAATATTTTAACAATGATTGTTCATACTGGATCTGATATTCTTAGACAATTTGTAAATCGCGAAATGAAACTTGAAGAAATTAAAGATATAATTCTAAACTTAATCAGGTATACAAATGATACATTAAAAGTTATTAGTCATAGATACGCGTGTGTTGTTCCTCGTATTGGAGAAGATACACTTACACTCATTAGACTAAGGTACTATAAATGAATATTGAAAATATGGCTAATACAATATATGAATCACTTGGACCTGGTTATAGTGAATCAGTGTACCACCGTGCTTTTGAAGTTCTTTTACGTAAAGAATGTATCCCATATGAAACTGAAAGAATAGTTCCAGTTGTATTTGAAAAACATACAATTGGAAATCTTCGTATTGATTTAATAGTTGATAAAACTTGTATTGTAGAATTAAAAGCTATTGCTAAACTGACAGATGCTACAAAAATTCAAACTAAAAATTATCTTAAACTAACTGGATTGACCAAAGCATTACTTATAAATTTTACTCAGGTATCAGGTCTGACTCATCCAGAGATTGTGCGATTTGAAGTGCCAGAATAACTGGAAGACATTGTATTAAAATTTTTGTAGATGCCTCTGATCGTGCATGCCACACAATAGGGTCTGTAAGACCTTCTGTCAGTGCTTCCGTTGCTTTCTTTATATGAAAAATAGCATCATCAATACAAAAATCATGATGTATATTTCCATTTTTCATGGATTCAAAGAGTGGTATCATCCCATCCATTACCTTTTATATATAATTATATTTATAAGTGTATATAAACACAATGGTATCATCTACAGCAATTATTATTGGTATTAGTATTTTTTTTATTTTTGTTATTAGTATTATTGTTTGTTGTATTTTAAGTACGGGTACTGTAATTTTAGGATCGTCGTCGTCATCTAAAAAAACAGTTACACCAACATTTACTAATAATCCAGTTGTTGTTAAACCAGTTGTTGCGGCTCCTACAGTGGTATTACCAACATATTCAAATACTCTTGGTACTGGAAAATGTCATGGAACAGAAATGGGAAAAACTAAAACAACTGTTACATCCTCGACTGGTAAAGCAGCACCGATAGCTACTCAACTAACAACAACAACTTTACAAAATTGTCAATTGATTTGTGATAGTAATAATTCATGTGCTGGATATGATTGGGATTCTGTATCTAATCAGTGTAATATATATTCTCCGCTAAATAATTTAAATGGTGACTTATCTATTCCAACTACTACATGTATGTATAATAAACAAGTGTGGAATATACCATTTGGAGGTTCGTCTGCAACATTAAATATAGGAAATATAAGTACAAGTCAAAATCTAACAATTAATTTATTTCCACCGGGTGGGCATACATCTTTTAATTCTTATACATGTACATACACGGGTAATAGTGTAATTGGTGCACCAACATGTAGTATAGTAACAGATGGAACAGCTGTTGGAACTCACCCATTAAAACAAGAAAGCCAGACAGTACATGGTACTGGAATTGATACTACTCCTAAACTTCCAGATGGATGGACTGGACTCACGCCACGTAAAACTTTTAGTTTTTATACCGTAAAAACCTCATTCAGTCTAGTTTTTAACGTTTCTTCTGGGATGTCGATCAATCTATCAAATTTTTCTATTAATCTTGACGTATCTTTATAAAATAAAATAATTATAAAGTACAAATGAATACACCAGTACCACCTAAATCAAATAAAACAATGATAATTGTTGGAGTTGTTATATGTTTTTTACTTATTATTGGTTTAATGATATGTAGTTTAGTGTCTACAGGTGCTGGAGCATACTTTTATTCGACTTCTAATACAGCAAAAACTGATACTACAACTACAGCAAAACCTTTGGATCCGGTAACTTTTAAACCACCTCCAGATGGTGCGTCTACTTGTAGATCATCTACTATAACATGTGGTAGTTTTGTTGATTTTTCATTAATAAATGGAAAATCTTTTGAACCAGGATTAACACTTGATCAGTGTAAAACTAACTGTATTTCTAACCCTAGCTGTCTAGCAGTAGATTATGCTGATCGCCCAAGTGTTGGTGCTACAACTGGGGGTAATTGTTACTATTATAGTAATGCATCAGCTATACCTAATACTACATTTTGTCCAGGTAGTGCAACTGATCAGTGTTTTATTAAATCTACAACACCCGCTCCTCCTTCAACTACATATACACCTATACCTAATGCGGTGTGCCGAAGTGATCCAGGAGGAGCATTTCTAGGAAGTGATTATCCACCTGGAATGCCATTGCATAATCTATCTCTTTCTGCTTGTAAATCCACATGCGACATGACACCAGGATGTTCTGGTGCAGAGTACGATGATTACAGTGGTAAAAACACAGACGGATCCTGTTGGATTTTTACGAATTCGACTATAAGAGGACAACCATCTCCTGATAAGCAAACATGTTATACGAAAAATTAGATTGTTGATATATATTCCCATTGTAGTTCTTGACATATAAGTCTCCATATGACATCTTGTTGATACAACTTTTCTTTTGATTTAAGTAGTGGAAAACAAGGTAGATAATCATCTTCACCCAATAATTCACAAAATTTGTACAAAACATATGAATAACTTAAAAAGTTTTTTCTTGATTCTGGACAATTTTTATTAAATGGTTCTTGAATATCTCTAAACATCATTCTTAGACGATCTTCAAGTGCTTGTGTCATTTTAGGGGGCTGCATTCCATTGAGAATATTTGAGATATAAGGTACATGTTCATAGTATTTGTTTAGTCTTAGTTTTTTTAGCAGTGTTCTAACTTTTGCATGTGTTATATCTAAGATATTCTTAATCTTTTGTTTTTTAAATTCTGATCGAAGTTGTTCAATAACTTCAACTGGTATATTAGTTGTTTCTTGGGCCTGAAATTGTAAGAGCCATTCGTTAAAATGATTGTCCCTTTTATATGAATAATTTATAACTTTTTCAATTTCGTGTTCTTCTTTATATGATAGTTCATCTCCAAGTAAATGAATAGTCTGTCCACAGTTTCCACATATAGTCAAGTATGATGATTCTGCAAAAATATTTGATGACTGACAATTTTGACATGTGTAAAATGTTTTAAATGTATTATTTGATATTTCATTTTCAATAACACCTGTATACTTTTCAACATTTCTTAGATATTCATGGTAAATTTCCCTTCTTTGAATACCTTTTTTTGTACTTGTACTAAACACTGTATCAATTGTATGTCTGTCCATATTTTCACTTGCAAACTTTTCGATATAAGGAATACACGCAGCCATGTATTCATACATTTCATTATTGTACTTTTTACGATTTTGTGGATCATTTTTTATAAGAGTCTCCCATTCCTGGATTTTAGCTTCATACCTACCAAAAAAACTACCGTCCATATTAAAGATAAAGATACTATTATTCTTAAATGACTTTTACATATTTTGACATGTCTGAAAAAGAAATTCATGATGTGGTTTGTTTATTATTCAAGTATATTGTTTCATTTGTTCAGTATATTAAAAATATTCAAGAGTACTATTTTAAACCAAAAAATTATTATATTCAGAGAGCTTATTTGGTGTACATGCGTAATGAGGAATGGGATACGGACGATATAACACATGAGTACCGAAAAGGTGGATCTAAAGAAGTCATGAGTCAGAAATCTATGGATGTTATTGATTTTTATTTTAAAATAAAGTACTTGTACAATTCAAAACAGTACTATTTTATGTCTCGTGATCCAGATCACGTGTTTCCACCTCCAGCTCCTAAAATGGCATTTCGATTACCTATCAAAGAAGCATTTCTTTTAGATTCTGATAATGTTCCAATGCACAATGTTACACATGAGATTAAAATGTACGAGGGTCCTCATTATGATTTTCATAGTCAGACTATTTCATTACACGACATGTCTCTTGATGATGAAGAGGATTGTCCAACTCTTAGACTTGTTAATATATTAGGTGTTATATCAGAATACAAAACAACTGATTCTATCAATCACATGACACTTTGGTCGCAAGATAAAACTTGAGTTCTCCTAAATTGGCTACATTATATTTTAAAACAAGAAATCGATTTTCTTCCTCTTGCATAATCTGAACCGATGCACACATTCCAGTTGCCTTTGTAAATAAGTTTAGATACTTGAGCGAGTACTTTCCCTGTAGACAACTATCAAAGCTATCGTCATCATTACACTCTATGATTGTTTCTTGATTTGCAAAGTCTCCTTGACATTTAATTATAAACTGTGTACTATTACGTGTAATTTCCAAATCTGATGCAATGTTATGCATGTCTCTACAAATTCTTTGAAAATCAATCGATGGCATAGTTGTCACGACTGCCATTTTTATATTTGGTACTTCAATCTGATCTTCATTTATGTCGAGTAATTTGAGTTGAAACTTTGTATCTGACCGTTTTAAAGTATTTTCTATTCTAATATCAAGATATTCCCTTGAATTTATTTCAATTGTAAGTGTATCATTATTTGAAATAAATTTTAATAATTTAAACATATTAGTAACATTTATTCCAGCAACCATATTTGCTTCGCAATAGTATTCTTCAAAGTTGTCTGCTGTCAAGAACATGTCAACAAGTGCAACTCTTGCTGTATCAAGTGTCAGTATCTGAACACCTTTTTTTGTAAAATACATGTTTACATCATTAAGAATATCCTTTAGGACCTCAAATGCAGACTTGAGAGCTGATGCTTGTATAGTTTTGAATCGCATTATTTACTCTGTGACACTTGTCTCTAATAGGTATTTCCGCCAGACACTGGTTTATTAATTTTATTTTGTAGTTCAGTTGTCATGGCTGGCTGTAAAGACTGTCCATAATTATCTAGTAAAAACATGTTTTCTCCATTGTCCTCTTCTGAACCATCGAATGAAGCCATACCAGCTCCAAGTCCTCGACACAGTTTCAAGTCACAGTTTACGAAATTATTGGGTAAAAGTGATTCGAGCCATGTTTTAATCTCCTTTCCAACTAGAATTTTTCCATTTTTTGTTAGTAGAGTTGGAACCCGTGTTATCTGTTTAGAATACTGCGGTGGAACACCTAGTCTATTTACATCGTGTATCTGAACCATTGATTTGAGTTGCGGTGTTGATTCTAAAAAATTTAAAATTTCAAGAGAGTGTTTACACTTTTGACTAAATACAAGCATTGCTGCTGCCATATTATTATCACCTTTGTTTTTCTTATTTTTTTTTAAACGCATAAGTAAAGATGAATACAAAGATACTTTTTATTGTTATACTTTTGGCTATTACAGTGTATGTCTTGTGGCCTCCACACAAGACTCAGGGAACCAACCCATCTGCAGAATACTTTGTTACTCCTGATCCTTATTCTACAAGTAATGTTACAACTGTTATAGTACCAAATGAACTTGAACATGTTATTCGAGCTACCCAAAAAGCTCTTAGTGCTAAACTCGGAAAATGTACATACTGTATTGAAACTACAACTATTAGTCTCAATGGGAATACATATTCTGGTAGATTTTTATTTACAGTTTTACCAGAAGCAGGTGGTGCACCGTATGGTATAAGTGTAGATTCTACTGTAGAAAAGGGTTCGTTCAATGTATCTAATATTAATTTACAATCTCTTTCTACGATTGATCAGATGGATCCATATGGAGAGTTTAAAGCTGGAAGTGATATACAAGAAAGTTCTCTTCCAAAACTTTCTGATTTACAGTCTGCAATGAATAACTTGTAAGTAAATTGTTTATACATTACAGTAATGATGAATATAAATAAAATAAAAAAAATAGAAGAATCAAAACGTAAAGTTAAAAAGGAAATTTATAAAAAGATATTTGAACAGTTTAGTCGTAAAATTCAGATTTCAGTTGAAGCAAATCAAAAACAAATATTTTTAGAAGTTCCTACATTTTTAATAGGGTATCCTAGTTTTTGTGTTGAAACAGCTGCTATGTATCTCAAGAGACAACTTGAACTGAGTGGATTTAAAGTTATTCCAGTGTCTAATATGGCATTTAATGTATCGTGGTACTCTCATAAACGCGCAGTGGCAGTGGAAGCACCGCCATTGAGGTACGATCCAACTCCTCCATCATTTTCAGATGAACAATTTCCATCTCTTATAAATCTTAAAAAAGCTGCGAAAAGATACTCATAGTTTTTTATAAGAGTACCTAAATGGACGGTCTTACAGTTCTAGTCGAGGCTAAAAAAGAGTACCTTGCGCAGTTGTGTTGTGTTGTGTGTCCACATATGATTACAACTTTTGAAAATCTATATAATGAATCTAATAGTATTTCAAAAGGAAAAAAGGTTCTTATACAGTATCAAAAACTTTTAAAAGAAGTTCCAAATTGGAATAATCACATGATTCATCAGCATGCTGAAAAAATAGCAAGTTCATGTAGTTGGTTCAATGACTTGCTTGCAGCTGTATTTGTTAGTTATGTTAAAATTCTTTCATCTGTCAGGATTAATTCAGAGACTAAAAAGATTTCTCTAAAACTTCCATCTGATGAAGTATTTATCCATGGATGTTTTACAAATGCTGCGAAAGATATTTACAAGGATCCATACGTGTACCACGAAGAAATGTCAGAATATGATAGAGATTCTTCTCTGACTAGACGTTTTATTACATGTATCGAAGCTACTGTTAAGGAAATGATCCCAATTCAAGAGATTCTTAAAACATACATCTCTCATAAAACCGAAGGAATTGATTTTGAAAATAAACCAGTTGAAGAAGATGATATTGAAGATCCGGATGTTGTTGAAGAAGAAGAAGAGGCTCCTCTAGAAGATCCTTCTCAGATGGTTCCACCTGAGCCACCAGTTCCATACGTTATGGAACCGTCTCCCACTATTCCACCACCGTCAGGCCCCGAGGAAGTAAAAAATATTCAAATGAGTGGCGGCGGAGGAGAAAATGATGATGTTTTATTTCCAGATGCAAAATAATGAACCAAAAAAAAAGTTTGCTGATAATAAATGGATATCAGTGAACAACTCAAAGACCCTATGATGGCTGCTATTTTTGCAGCTGCTGTAACAGCTGTTTACATCTATGTTAAAAATCAAATGAATTCTGGAGAAAAACTTCCACTTAGTGCATATGCTAAACCAGCATGTCTAATTGCTCTTTTAGTTTATTTTATTGTTCAGAGTGGTGCATCCCGTGAACATATTTCATCAGATCCATTTTAAAAATACTTAAAGCGCAGAATGTTATTGATGTTAGTACAAATGACATCTGTTAGCACTTTTAATGATATGCTCGAGCAGTTTATTAATGAACTTGAGAATACTTTTCCAGAGGAAAAGGCTTTTAAAAAATATCATACATCATTTGAAATCATGCGGGCAGCAAACCCTCGTAAATGTGTTGATGCGTTTATGAGTGGGGCAGGTAAGTATTCTAATCAAATTATGCAAAAAGATGATTCTTTTTTTGTAAATTTTACAGAATTACCAATTAATAAGTACTGGAATGACGATCTATCAAGTGTCACCAAAAGCGCAATTTGGCAGTATCTTCAGACTCTTAATATTCTCGGCATGACCATTAGTACTATTCCAGCTGACATGCTTAGCATGGTTGAAGGTGCTGCAGCAAAGTGTGCTGAAAGCATGCAAAATGGAGGAGGTGGTGGCGATATGATGTCTGGTATGTCTGGTTTGTTTTCTAGCATGTCTGGTTTGCTAGGAAATGGAAATTCTAGCATAGCAGGGTTATTGGGTCAAGAAAAAAACTAAAGTAGTATTATAATATGGCGAGTTGGTTTGATAAACCTAAAGAACTTTTTAGATCTGATAAAATAGCATCATTCTGGCCCAATAATAAACAGTCTGCAAGTGAAAGAATAAACTCCAGTACACGATTTATTCTTTATACAACGTGTATCCTATATCTTATAAACCGTGATATACGAATAATTGTCATAGCCATGTTAGCAATTGGCGCTCTTTTTCTTTTTGCAAAATCTGGTGTAGTTAAAGAACCCGGAGTATCAGTCGATGGTACATCGTCAGTCTGTCAGCGACCAACAAGTAAAAATCCACTTGGTAATGTTTTACTAACTGATTATACAGATAATCCTAATAGACCAGAGGCTTGTTTATATGCAAGTGTAAAGCCAGATGTTGAAAAGTATCTTGATAACACAGTCAAATTTGGACCTGCTCGAACTAGATCACCAACGGCAGAATATCAGAGGAAAGCATTTGCTAGACAGTTTATAACTGGTCCAGTATCTTCAATTCCAGGAGATCAAACTGGTTTTGCTGAGTGGTGTTTTGGTAAAAAGTTTAGTCCTCAATGTCGTAATGATCCAAAAAATTGTGATGCAGATTATTGGGGTCCACAGACTGAGGCATTTGCTGGTCTTGATTCATCAGGTAATAAGAGAAGTGGAATGTTTGGAGGTCAATAAATTTCTTTTATAATGATATATAAAATGGCTTATCAGCTTCAACCAGGACTTTTAAATGTTGATGAAAAAAGTTTTCCATCTAACAGTGCTAGGGATGTAATTTCGGTGTATCCTCAGCCAAGCTCTTTAAATACATGTTGTCGTGCTAGTACCATGGAATATGGAACAGCTCCATACATGGCAGGTAAAGGGGCTCCAAATGAACTTATCATGGTTGACGATGAACTTCGTTCCCAAAGTACAAAAAGATTTAAAAAAGTTTTGGTTCGAACATATGAACGAGATTTCTTTCCTTTACAAGACATGTCTCGTATTGGACCAGCGCCAACAATGAGTTGGGACCCTGGAAGCACTCGAGCTGATAAACAAAATGCATTGTTTTCAGCACGGTATTGTCATCCTAAATAAAATATGCTTAATGGTAAAGGATGGCTGATCCGTTATCTATCGCTGCTATTCTTGGAATCATTTTTGTTGGTAGAAAAATAAGCAATAATCAGACGGTTGATCTTCCGCCACCCCCTCTTCCTCCCGCTTCTAATCCCGAGCCAGAGGAGTATGCATTTAATCCAGATTCAAGAAATTTGATTCTTAATCATCTTTCATCACCTGGACTTATATCAGAACCAGTTAATAAAAAACAAGAAACGGGAAACTTTGGTGACATCGCCTTTTCGCAATATGTTCATGGTGAACCAACTCATGACATGTCAAATAGATACTATGTATCTGGAAAAATGAATAACTTACCACCAGCCGAAAAGGTTTTTGTTGGTCGTGGTCTTGGCCTGGATCCAACAACTCCGGCATCTGGAGGATTTCAACAGTTGTATCGTGTTAATCCTAATAACGTTGGAGCATACAGGTTGACAACTCTTCCTGGTCGTATTGCACCTGGAGCTGATACAACAGGCTGGCGAGCTGGTACAGTTGGAGAAATTACACACTATGCACCATCAAAGACTGCATTTTTACCAACTAGAAGACCCCTGGTTGAAGGTAGGGCACAGGGACAAGGTGACGCAGTGACTGGTCCAACTGGTCGAGAATCATATGAAAAAACAAAACGCACCACAAACAGGTCAGAAACTGGTCTTCGAACTGATGGTTTACAATTCGCACCAGCTAAAAAATTTGTACCTATCCAGACAACATCAGACGCTCCATCTCGTAATAAAGGAGACCTAAATGATACACAGTTTTATCATACAAATAATCCAGCTCCTGGTATTCATAGCTTTGTAGGTGGGTACACGAATGAACCTCTTAATCAAGCGCTCTATAATAGAAACATGCACGGTGCAAATTCAGACCAAGAACTTGATAAAGTTGGATTTAAAGTGGATGATAAACGTGGCCGCCCTGATCGTGCTGGAAATGCAGGAAGAATGAATGTTCGTGCAGGTCCTGTTAATCAGGTTGGATTGGTGACAACTGTTCGATCCGATTCGGATAAAACAGATGGATATACTGGACCAGTTGGTCCAACAAGTGGGGCAAATCAAACTTATATAAATAATCAGCTTTATAATTTTAATGCGTTTAAAGGTCAACCTGGTAGGTGTGATTTGGGTATTGCAAAGAGGCAACTTACTAATAATCCATTTGCACATCCACTTTCTTAATGGATGGCATATATGGGCTGCTGGGGTTCTTTGACCACATTTGGCTGGAGAAATTTAAGAACAACAAAGACAACCACGGCAAGTAGAGTAGTGGCAAGTGCAGCTAGAAGCGGGAATGCTCCGCTGGATTTATTCACCTTGATGACATTGGCAATAATCCATCTGACAACATCCATCCATGCAATGGCTGCTGCGAAACTAAATCCAGTGACGACTGAATTAAGAGATTGAGATTCCACAGCATTAAGAAGGCTAGCAAGATTGTTGACACTCATTTATATAAAGAAGAGAAATTATTATTCAGGCATAAAATCAGTTTCTTCCTGTAAAATTATACTACAAATAGTTTGTTTAATATTTTTTTTTTGATTTTTTTTAGATCCTACACTAGTAATACTTTCTGTCTCGGTCTCAGTCTCATCTGCTTCAATTTCATCTTCAGGTTCTTCATCGACATCTTCTTCTTCATCGAATTCATCACAATATGGAACAGGTATTTCATCATCCTCACCTTCATCAAATCGTGTTCCTACTGAACGATTCCAGGGACGTGGGTCGGAATCCCCAATATTGTTGAATTTTTTAAAATTCATATACTGTATGTTTTATCTACAGAATCTTTAAGCATGTATTCAATGGGACTTGTTGGGATCCATGAGTTCCATGTATCAACCGCCTGATTTATATCGTTCATAAGTTTATCACCGCCTGAATATCTTATAAAAGGATCTTCTTCTTCATCTACTTCTTCTTCTTCGGATTCACTATCCTCCTCCTCATCATCATTATTTTCTGGAAATAAAGTTCCAATTTGACGACCAACAAAGTTCATAGCACTGTACTTCAATGCATACTGTACATCTTCTCCTGTCAGTATACTTCGTCCACATGCTTTCATGTACTCACCTGCCAGTATAATAGAACTTTCAAAAACAGGCTGAATAATATCAGTTGCTGATTTTATAATTTGTTCTTCCATTTATTTATATAAAGTTATTATCTATAAATAAAACACCTGCAAGACCATTTTGAACTCGCAAAATGTTATATGCAACTGCATACACCCTAATATTACATATATTTGGGTTTGGTGTAAGATTAATCCAAAGATTTTGATTCATAATACGACTCATATTCACTTGACCAGTTGGTAAATAGTTTTCTGGATCAATTGCAAAACTATAGTTATAAATTGACATGTCTGGGACGCGTGTATGATTATTCATAAACTGAACGCGGTTAAGATACAGTGCATCCGCAACAGTTGGTGATATGATATCTTCACCATTAAATTGAAGTTCTAAATTTATCATTTGATATCCTCCGGTTGTTGTATTTAAATAGTTCCAGTAGTCATTTATTGGAACTACATTTGAATCTTGGATTAAAAAATAAAGTTCTTTTACTGGATTAATAAAGTTTAGTTTGTATCCATCTAAAGAATCTGCAGATACTGGAATTGTAGTCGATGCTAACTGTAGTTGTGTTATAACATAATCAATTTTTCCATTTTGTATATAATTAACTTCTTCATCTGCTAAAAATACATATTCAACTGGTAAACTAGCTTTAAATATACCTATTTCCGTTGGATATGTTAATGTACCAATTGAATTAGTTGATGCAATTGAATAGTTATTATATAATGTTGTAGCTGTATTATATATAAGTGTAAAAAATAGATCAAGTGTTGGAGAATAAGCTATACTTACTGCCGGAAAATCAACTGGAGGGTTTAATTGTGTATTTGTTGAATAAGGAACAATGCCTGGCCATGTAACTCCTCCATCGAATGAAGTTGCTGTACAATTTGATATAACAGATCCCGAGCAAGCAAGTTGTGAAATATTAAAAGTCTGTCCATACATTGGACAATATGTAGAATATGGTCCAACTGCACCTACAATTATATTCATCGCAGTTGCTCCTATTTTATAAGTATACATGACACCATTTACATCACCTATAATAAATGCATTTAAATTGGGTGCCCATATGACAGTTACAAGTTTAGTAGTAGTAGTTATGAGTGTACTAGTTGCAAGGAATAAAGGACTTGAAAAACTTACAAGAGTATATGTACCACCTACTTGATTAGATCCCACTGCTAAAAAATTAGTTCCGTTATTATCTATTGTAATATAATTAACTGGATTAGATACATCTGAATCATTAACTCCTGAAAAATTATTTAAAAGTCCTAACGCTGAAATTCCTATTCTATAAATTGGTGTTGGTGAAGTTGCAGAATTACTTAATGTACTTCCAGTTGATACTACAATAGTAATACCTGCAGTATTCTGTGAAACACCTGTAATTGCACCCGCAAAACTTCCAAATGAAAAACTTGAAAATGGAACAAATAGTAATGTACCAAAATTATAATAATAAATAGTACTTAAAGCAATTGGTAAATTGTTTGGTGCGGGTATACATACAAATAAAGAAGATGAAGGTAACCATACAACATTTGATACTAAAACTCCGTTCATTGGTCCTAGTGCAAATAAGTTTGGTGGGGTAGGTCCATAGTTTGGTGGAATTCCCCAATTAAGTGCAACACTTGTTTGAACATTACTTTGAACATATCCACCAGCAATTACATCTGATAATGGTCTTAATTTTATTCGAATTTCAACTTCTGAACGAGTCAACGCGCAAATTGGAATAGACAGGGCTTCATTTCTCATGAAATAAAATGGTAATGGAACAATAAAGGTTCTTGGATAAAATCCATAACTAGGTGATTGTAGGTTTGTTGCATATGCAGTTGCCGAACCTAACCCATATAGACCCCCATTTGTATTTCCAACCATGTATGTCATTGCAGATTGTTGAGAATCGCTGATAAATGTCTGATCATATATCTGCATATATTCACCAGTTATACGTTCTATAGTCTGTCCACCAATGACTAAATCCGCGTGTTCGACGATTGCATTACCTATACCATTTGTATAACCACCTACTGTAAGAGCCGGAAGAACCAATTTTAAATAAATAGTTCTTATAAGCTGACCATTTCTAGGTATTATAACATTTATCCAACTACCAAAATCTATATTAGTTTGATTAAATGAAATATCTAAAGTTTCTAGTGCAAATTTTGTATGACGATTAAACTTTTTTATAAAATAGGTGACATCTGGACTTCCTGTCAAGTACTCATCTTGAAGACCAACGGTTGCGAGCTGTATACGACCACTTGACATTATTACTATTATAAAGGAAGATAAAGTTTAAACTCTTTTATAAAGTACGATACGATGAAGATTTATACTAAAACCGGAGACTGTGGACTAACATCACTGTATACAGGTAAACGAGTACCCAAGACTGATCCGATATTTATTTCACTTGGAAGTCTTGACGAACTCAACTGTCAACTAGCAATGACAAAGGCTCTCTGGAAAGACGAGACTATAATGACAGGTTCAGTTTACAGTGCACCTGGGGCTGGAGCAGGTGTTTACAGAGACAAAGCGTGTATTATGCCAGCAGATTACAGCGGTCCACCACTTTACTATGAATGGTTTGCTATGGGTATTATGATAACAGATATTCAACAAAATTTAATGGATATATCTTCAACCATTGCAACACCAGAATCAGGTGATCGATTTTTTAATCCAAATTGTACATCTATAATTGAATCCATGATAGATAGACTTGATGTATTGTTACCAAAACTTACAAAATTTTTAATTCCATCTGGTAATAAACTTTGTGCAAATATTCACATTTGCCGAGCTATTTGCCGTCGTGCTGAACGTGATATGCTTGCTGTTATTGAACCAAAAAGTCCGTCTCATATGTACATCAATCGTTTGAGCGACTACCTATTTATGTTATCTCGTTTTGTTTGTATGTCTCTTGATATTGAGGAAACTGTGAAAAACTAAATTCCTATATAAGTTTAGTAATGAGTAAGCTACAGTTAAGAAAGTTTAAGCCCGAAGGAATGGCGGATGACAAGATTTGTGTCTTTATCGGTAAGAGAAATACAGGAAAATCTGTTCTTGTGACTGACATTTTATATCACAAGAAACATCTCCCAGCTGGTATAGTCATGTCTGCTACAGAAGATGGAAACCATCATTATAAAAATTTTGTTCCAGACTTGTTTATATATGGCGACTATGATAAAGACGCAATAGAGCGGGTACTTGCTCGCCAGAAACTACTTGTAAGTCAAGGGAAACAAAATTGCGGGGCATTCATGTTACTTGATGATTGTATGTATGATCGTAAATTCATGAAAGACACGTGTATCAGACAGTGTTTCATGAATGGCAGACACTGGAAGATATTCTTCATGTTGACAATGCAGTACTGTATGGACCTAACTCCGGATCTTCGTGCCAACATTGATTACATCTTTGTACTTCGTGAAAATATTTTACAGAATAGAGAAAAGATTTATAAAAACTTTTTTGGAATATTTCCATCATTTGAAATGTTTAATCAGGTTATGAACTCTTGTACTGAAAACTTTGAATGTCTTGTTCTTGATAATACATCAAGAAGTAACAAGATTGAAGATTGTGTCTTTTGGTACAAGGCTAAATTGCATTCAAACTTTAGAATTGGATCTCCAGCTCTTTGGGCCTTTCATAATAAAAATTATAATCCAAAACACGATAGTGATCCAACTACACGAGTTGAACAACCAAAAAAGAGAGGTCCTCCACCTGTTATGGTTGTAAAAAAGAAATAATGCGTAGACTTTTAATTGATAAAAAATTGGCATTATTTAACAATGGAAAATATTACAACTATGAACTTGAATGATTCTCACGGGGACTCTATGACACCTTTATTTCCATCTCAGCCAGTTCCAGAACAGAAATTAATACAGAAAAAACAAGAAATTACAAATCATCTTGTATATCAGCCAGATGTGTCACAAGCGCCTGAAAAAAATATAGTTAAATCCAAAGCAATGGATTCTACACCACTTAGTGATATTATGATGCCTGGGGAGGACTATACTGGCCCAGCTGGTGGGGGAGCTGATCCTAGATTTATGATGGCGCCACAGCCTTCTTATGTACAGCAGCAGATGCCACTACCTCAAAATTATCAACAACAGCCATCACAGAAACAAGCTACTGCACCGAGTAAAAACCCTATGAATCTAACCGACGAACAGATGGAGGCTTTACTTGCAGGAGTTGTTGCGCTTCTTGCATTCTCTGGAATTGCCCAGGACAAACTATCGACAATGATTCCTAAATTTTTGGATGAATCTGGTAAGCAGTCCACGATAGGAATGCTTGTAACTGCTTTGCTGGCAGCTCTTTTATTCTACTTTGGACGTAAGTTTGTTATTAAAGACTAACCCAATGCATTCGTATACATGTCCATGATAGGTGAAGCAGAAAGCCCTGCAACTACTAGAATAAAACAGGTGATTGGAATAAATAAATTTACACCCATATTTTTTGATTTAACTACAACAACTAGCATAATAGACACAATAAGAGAAGCTACTGCAGCTGATGCAATAATTAATGGATTAAGCCAGAAAGCTCCATTTCTACACAAGTATGATAGTGTCAAGGGATACAAGACTGTGAGTAAAATAGATGAAACCATAGGATTGACTTTATTAAAATATGTTATTAACACTGGTATTAACATGACAATAGTCCATAGAAGAACACCCATAAACAACTGACCTGTAGTCGTCTGCATTTAAAGTAGTCAAATATATTAATCTTGTATAAACTGTCCACAGAAATCTTTACGTTCTGGAATTTTTTCATATATTCCTAGTTTATTACACGTGTCTCTCAATTCTGCAAAGTTTTTCCAAAACTGTTCAGAATGTGAATACTCTTCAACGGTTGAATGACTCAACTCGTGTAAAAGAACGTGCATTATATCATTTGGACTTCCATCTAGACATAGGCCGATCTCATATCCTTTATTTGAATTGTATCCAAGTTCTCCTGATTTTTTTCCAACGAGTAAAATTGGATTTTTTAGTACCCAAAACTTTTCAGGGATCTGACTAGTATTCTTTTTTATATGATGTCTTAAAATTCTGTATCTACGTTTAACTTCTGTTAAATTTTTAGGTTCGTGTGTAATATAAATAAGATATATATCAAGTATTAATAATAAAAATATACAAATCCATTTCATTTTATAATCTACGAACAAAAATAAACTGTGAATACATGGTTGATAATCTTGATCCAATTAGATTATTCCATGTATCAAGGTGAATACCATGGTCCAGTAATTCTGTTATCAAAAGATCTTTATACGCAATTGGCTCAGTTTTTGCCTCTCCGTTATAAAATGGTGTATCAACCAACATGACAAATAATTTTTCTCCAAAGTTTCCAAGTCCTGTAGTTTCTTCTTTACGAATCATAAAGTTTCCAAGTTCATCGTGAAACGGTGTACTCATAAGTATTGATTCAGAGTCTGGAACAATACCTATAAGTTTACCACCATCCTTGAGACGATCCTTGATTGCTCTGATGCTATTTTTAAAAAGTTTTTTATTTTCAAAAATATAATGAAGAGAAAAGTTATAACATATGACATCATATTTTTTATTAGATGGACAAGATAGTATATCACCTTCATAAAAAGTTATTTGGATTTTTAATTTTGATGCACGACTCCTTGCTTCTA